TTATGGTGCTTCCTGAACCGGATTAGACTCTCCCTGATCTGGATGTCCAGCATTGGCAAACTCCACCGCCGCGTACCAGATCGAGGCCCGAATACCCCACATGCCATCCTCCTTGCATTGCTGCTTGAAAAACTCATTCACTGTGTCCTGCCACTTGTCGTAGTCAATGAGCCTTGACCGCATCATCTGGCAGAACGCATCATGCACCAAGGATGGCCGCATGGAGGATTTGGTATCGAACGTTGGGCCGCTGGCACCATCCCAAGCGAAACCTTGCTTGATCCAGAGTTTCCCGTTCTTCGATAGAGTGAAGTATTCATGCTTTACCGCCTTTTCCGGCTTGATCGGCGTCATGCAGGAATAGGCTTCAGCAAGAACGTATTTGTACCCTGCGCGGTATTTGATAGTCATTTCTTCGGATCGCTCATAGTTGCGGTGAATACGCCAAGCCAGATCAGGCCACCGTCATGGTTCGCGCGCCGGTTGTCCATGCCCTTGGGCCAGCCGTCGTAGATGATTGGGTTCATCGTGTCTCCTTACGCTGTCGGCTTCGGCAGCATTTCGTATATGTAAGGTCAGGAACAGCGGTGCAACCGTCGCCCCTTAAATATTTCCAGGCGCGCTTTAGTTGCTCGCGGGTCATGCTGCCCTCAGTGTTGCGCGGATGCGGACGGCGTTTTTGCCTCCAAGCGTCCGGCTGTTGTAATGGCCGTTCACGTAGAGCGGGGCGACGGTGGCCCCCATCCTTAGACTGACGGTGATTGGCTCCAGCGTCCCGGCGGCAAACGAGCCGCGGGCGTGCCTGGACTTCTGCTTCGCACCACTCTCCAGATACATCTGCGCAGTAGCGATGGCATTCGCTTCCCCATTACGGAAAAATGCGGCGGTGACGTGCGTTTGCGTCGTCGCGCTCAGGCAACTGGCCGTTGCCTCAACGTCGATGATGTCGGTCGTCGCGGTAGGCTGAACCACCACTGACACAACCTCCGCGCCTTGCGTGGACTGCGGTATGGCGTCGGTATTCGGAATCGTATTGTTGATGGCGAAATAGCCGTGATTCGAGGCCCCATCGAATACCCGGATGATGCAGCCTGGCGCGTAGGTTCCAATCGCTACGGGTTCCGGGGCGGTCTCCTGCTGATAGCGCCCCCACGAACTCAACCACAGATTGAGCGTGTAATACGATCCGCCCTGCTCAGGGAGAACGTCTGGCACGCCGAAAGGCCGGTCTGCGTGCCAATAGAACTCAAAACAGCCATCTACCAATGGCACTTTAACGGACTGCACGTCACGCTCGCCGCCGTTCGCCTGTGCCTCCACCACATAGAGCCGGTGGTTGCTTTCATGCATGGCGCTGTACGGCTTTCTGAATGAAGCCATGAGATTGGCAATCCCGGAACCGGTGCCGTGGGTGATTGCGCAGAAGCCAGAAATCTCGGCAAACAAGGCATCCGCAGTAACCCCGAGCGGCTTCAGGTTGATGGTGTGCCATTGATTCGGCGCGTAATACCATTCCTGCTGCGGCGTCACCGTCGTCCCGGTAAAGACGACCGTCGGCCCGCCATAGTTGTCGTCAAACGTGTAAATGCGGTTAGATTCTCGCCAGCTCACGCCAATACCTCACCAAAAATGCCGGTCTGGCGCACGCCGCCGCCGTTGCCATACCACGTCGTGGTGCCAGTGGCCTGCGAATATTCCAGCCACGCCAAATAATGCTTCCCGCTGCCCGGATACCCCCTATAAGCGGCGTTCAAGTTCTTTTCTCGGTTGTTTTCCAGCGCGGCTCCGGCATTGAATTGATCCGTGGAGAGGGCGTTGGTCGCATCCAGACCGATGCCAGCCGAGGCGAAAGCCCCCGTTGCATCACTATTAACCGCATCCGCCAGCACGTGGGCAATGACCTGATCTTCCGATACACCGATGACGAAATTCACCTGGTTGGCAGAACTGGCTCGCGCCTGCCGCCAGGTCGCGGTGGTGTAGCTCCACTGCGACGTGGATTCCTTGGCGGACAGCTTGCGATTGACGCGATGATAATAGTTCCACAGGTAGCGATTGGCCACACTGTCTTCTGTTGTCGTCGTCCCCGTTGTGTAGAACGTGCCGAGATAGCGCCGAGTAGCTGCACCAGACTTGACCAGCACACCGTCCTGATAGGCTAGGGCCGTGGCTCGGGTGGTGTCGTTCGTCCAGACTAGAAACTCTAGTGTCGGCGTGCCCGAGTTGTCGTAGCAGAAAACATCGTATGGCTTGCCGCTGGTTAGCCCGGAGAGGGCAAGCGAAAATTCGGCAGATGTCCTAATGTTCCAGTTAGTCCCGTCATACAATGCAATTGCGTTGCCCTTGTATGGGCATGCATAGACCGTCCCTGCTGCCGTAACGTCGCTAGTTGTTACTGGCGTTCCGCTTGTGAGCGTGAGACGGAAGTCGTTGACTTTGGCTGCGGTAATGTCAGGGTTGCGATACCGTTCATAAGCAGAGCAACGCCACACTCCAGAGGATTCACTGACGAAGCGCCCCACATCATTTGCGGCGGTTGAGATGTTCGCCCCACCTGGCAAAATCAGGTTGGCGGAATGCGTAATTGTGAGTGCGCCGGAGAACTTCAGGGCTACTTCTCTACCGTACCAGCTATTCGTATCGGTGATCGATGTAATCCCCGTCGTTCCTGTGACGACAAAGTAATTGCCAGAGGCAGGGATGGTGATGGCAGAGGCCGAGGCAATATCCGACCCCTTGGTGACGTTTTGCCGGACAATGGCAGCGAGGGCGCGGATTTGGTCGTCAATAGTAGAAGGGGCGTCCGAACCGGGCGGGTTGTTGCTTGCCGCCGTGGTGGACAATTCCGACATGGAAGCGGGAGTCGTCATTTAAGCTCCTGGAAATAAAAAAACCGCCCGGAGGCGGCTTGACTTTTTTGTGATTTTGGCGCTTACTTATCTATTAATCATGAGCACTTCTGCTGTTCTCGGCATACTGTTTGCCCCGCTTGCGGCAATCCTGTTGTTCGGCGTGCTTGGGGCCGGGCTACGTCTTGCCATTGCCCGCTACATGCCGGACTGCTGGCTGAAACGTCAGTTATTGGTTGAGCGCTTCCAGACCCAATACAGTCGCGCCAACAGGCGCATTGCGGAGGAGGCCGCCCGCCACACTCGGGAACATTCCAACGGTTTGCGGCGCAAGTAACCCTTGCTGCGCCATTCTGGAAAACATAACTGAACGGGCTGCTGGCCCAGACACCAGAGGCAACAATCCGAGCGCGGCATAACGTGGATCGTCAGACAGCGCCCCACCCCCACCCAAAGCGCCAGAAATAAGCCACTTCAGGTTGTGCGCGTCCGGCGTGCCAACGGTCTTGTCAGGCTGAGTGATCTTCGGGAAATTATTGGCGAACGATCCAATCGTCTTTAGTTCGCCGGTCATCTTGTCGCCGCGCTGGAACAGCCTAGCAATGGCGCGGGCATCGACTTGCCCGCCCCCCTCAATCAAAGCGGTTTCTACATCGTGATTCTTCGCCAAAGCAACGCGGGCGTCTCGAAATTTCTTCATCAAGTCCGGTTTGCCGGATTTGAATAAGGAAGTCTCGATTTCCTTCTCAATGCTCTTGGCTTGCCCGGAAAATTGCTTGAAGTCGTTCAGTGCCGCACGTGTCCCCTGTCTGCCGTACTCCCGCCATGCCGCATTGGCTTCGGCTCTGGCCGCATCCAGAGCGTCCAGTTTTGGTTGCAGACCAAGGCCGGCGATATCCTTGTAGGGTTGTTTTATGGCCTCTCTGGCGGCCTTCAGCGTTTCCGGGGTGATCGGGGTATCGTCGGCAAGCCCAGCGGCTTTACGGGCCAGCGCATCGGTGACGGTTTGATTTTTGGATGCCGCCATTTGTTGTGTGGCAATCTTCCCGCCAGCGCTTTCCAGTTGCCGGTTCATGAAACTAGGATTGACGTTTCCGGGCGGGATGACGTAACCAGCATCTACGGCCTCTTTGACGGTTTCCCGAATCGGGGCATTCTTGGCGTTCTCCGAGGCGGCTTTGGCAACCTTGCCAGAGAGCCATTCCCCTGCCTTATTGGCAACCTTCTGGCCAACAGCAGACAAGGTCCCCCCAGCCGCCGTGTTCAGCGCCCGCTGCCCCGTGGGATCTTCTGCACCGACAGGCTGCGTCGCTCCCAACGCGGAACCAACAGCAGCGGCAGCAGGGATGCTTTTGCCAACCATCCCGAAAGGCAGCGCAGCCAGCCCGGCATTACCAAGGAAAGCGCCTACCGGAGCTTCCCGCTCGATCATTCTATTATTGGCAAGGGCCGCTTGATCTGCTGCACTTCCGGCGCTATCACTAGGCTGCGCAAAGCGGCCTTTTGTAACCAGATTGGCAATCTCACTACCTTGCAAAAGCTGCTTCATGCCAATGCCGAGATTGCTTAATGCCGTTCCAGCGGAGGCAATATTGGCTGTGATCGGGTTGGCGGATTGGATGGTTTCCTTCAGCGCTTCCGGGAATGCTTCCTTGCCAATCTTTGTGGGCTGCTGATTGGAGATAGGAGGTTCAGCGCCTTGCAATGACGCCGAAATCATGGCTTGCGCCTGTTCTGGCGTAGTCCCTTCCGGGACTTCAAAACGACCTATGCGGCCATCCGGCATTTGAAAACGAGCTACTGGCATTATTCAAACCCTAGGAATTGCACGCCGCCCGGCTGTGTGGGGTGCCGCTTATTGCCGGCCCTGAGCTTGGCGCGGTTCATGCCGTTTCGGATTACATCCTGATAGTCCTTGACTGCGGCCCTGAATTCCGCCTCTGACGTGGCGTTATCCATGCGAGCAATGGCGTCGGTAGCCTTCTTGCCTTCCACTTCGGTGATCTGTCCGCCACCCTTCAGGGTGTTAAAGGCTTCCAGGAAAGCACCGCCGCGCAACTGTCCAAGGCGATTCATGAAGTCATACGCTTCCGTACCGGGAACCTTCTGCACGCCAAGCATGGAGCTTTTGCCAACCGCCGTACCAAAACCGGGATGCTTGACAAGCTCATCTGACAATCGCAGCGCCGTTTCTGAATTGGAAATGATCCTCGGCATATCTAGTTGGGCTTTTGTTTGCTCCTCTCCCAATGTTTTCCCAGCCTCCTTAGCCTGCGAAAGTTGCCCTTGCAAAGTTGGGCTGTAATTGGCGGCAGGCTTGCCTTTAGCCTCGGCAATCGTCCCCCATACAGTATTGCCGTTTGCATCCACATAAGCCACCGGCTGCATTGGCTGGCGAGCAAAAGACGCCTTAGTTTTTTCCAGATCGGAGTAAGCCGGATCAATCATCATCCTGCCTTCCGGCGTCTTTTTGACATACCACGGCAGAGCGGACTCCTTATCCGCTGGCGCGCCAATATCCACACCCGTAGCTTCACCGGGGCGAATCCACCGTTGCACCGGCCCGTTTTCAGTCTGCACCGTCACCAATTGCGGTTTGACTGGCTCCTTGAACAAGCTTTGTGCGAACTGCTGCGGGAAGGCTTGCGCCACAGTGCGCTGGTTCTCCGGCAGACTTCCGGCCATGCGCTCAATAGCCTCCTGTTGGCGCGTTGCTTGGTCGAGTTGCATCTTGCGCATGCGGTTCTGCATCTCGTTTTCGGCTTGCTGAGACTGCCACCTTTGGGCGTTGGAATACCCCATCAATCCAGCAATGCCGGCCTGCCCAATCGTGTTCATGGGCGCACCACGGCGAGCACTCGCCAGCCCGCCGGCAATAGCGGACATCAACCCAATCCCTGCGGGGGAAGTCAGGAAACCTTCATCAAGCAGGCCCATACATGCCTCCCATTTGTGCGAGTTGGCGCAGCCTGCGCTCTCGGCGCATGGCGGATTCGTCGTTGATTGTTTGTCCGGCCATATTGTTAATGGTTGCGAGTTGCGCAAGCCCTTGCGGGCCGGTGCTAACAGGTGCTTGCTGGATTTGCGGCGGGATGATTGGGCGATTGTCGTTGCTGCCGAACATGCGGCGCGTTGTATTCGCTGCATCCATGACTTGGCCGATGGGTTTCAGTGTATTCATGACCCCATTCATGGACGACGGGGCGCTTGCAGCGATCTGCGCGGGCGCAGCGCTGGCCGTCATCGCCATATTCCCAGGAATAAGCGCATTGGCGGGGGTGGTTAATCCAATTCCGCCACTCCCCAACGTAAGCCCTGTTTCACCAGCACCAGCGGCAGTTAAGCCTGTACCTGCGGCCTCAGCAGCACCAACTGCACCAAGTTGCGGGGCCAACAGCCCACCACCCAATCCTAACCCGGCACCAAGCAATGCACCTTGCATCGGATTTTTCTTGTGCAGCAACCCGCCAGCCGCAGCCCCTATCATAGGCCCCCAGATCAAAGCGTCGTCGATTCCAAAAGGCATTTTAGTGACTCCTCATCCGCTTGCCGTGTTTATAGTTAGGGTTTAGTTTTCCTACTGGATGCCAAGTGCGGCGGCGTCCCTTTTCGTCCATGTCGCGTATATTGTCTAATGGCGTGCCGAGAAACAAATGCGTCGGGTTAATGCACGACCCGACATCGCACCGATGCAAAACATGAAGACCATAAGGAATCTTTTCTAGGTTTTTTGCGACGCGATAACTGAGCCTATGCGCCGCTTCCAGTGCCTTGCGTTCGTTGCGAAGACATCCGCGCTCATTGCGCTGTACGGCCCCTATCCAGATTTGACAACCAGACTCCGTAACGCGCTCCGAGTATTTTTCTAGCCGCTCAGGTATCTTCCCGAACATCATTTACCTCCCGAATCTTGGCTAGAAGTTGTAGTAGAAGAACCGCCGAGATTCGATCCGAATACCCCAGCCATGGCAGCCAGTTGCTTATAGGGCAGGTTCTGTTCTTCCTGGAACTGTTGATAAGCGAAATCCCTGTTTTGCTGTTCCTGATCCTGCATTGTCTGGCCGGCGTTCATAAGCTGTGCAGCGTCCTGATAGGCCAAATTGCCGAAAGTCGGAGCCATGCCGATAGCTTGCATTTGATTGGCTCTGTCCTGCTGGTAGGCGTTGCCGTACATATTCGTGGCGACGTTGCCGAGTTGTCGTGCATAGGCTTCCTGCTGCCCAGAATTGCCGAACGAGCCCGAATTGATCGCAGAGGTGTTGAAGTTCGACCGCACCGAGTCTTGCGCTTGCTGAACCATCGAGTCCAGGTACGGGTTGGACGTGCCGGAGATCATCTGATTAAGCTCACCCTCCGCGTTGTCGACTGTCGGAGACCCCATCATCGCCCGATTGGCAATGCCGGTAATCCCCGTCGTTTGGAGCGGATTGAGCGTGGCATAGCGCTGCCCAGAGTACGGGGTATAGCCCTGATTGGACAAGCCGGTTGCTTTGGTGGTGTAGGCTGTCGCCAGCGGCTTCAGTTCTTCAGGAATGTTTTGTACGGTCGTTGCTGTCCCGCCACCACTACCGCCACCACCGCCACCGTAAATTCGCTTGTTGGCTTGAGTGCGCGTGGCGCTATTGCCGAAAGGCTCGCCGAATTGTTCAAGTTGTCGTCTGCTGTACATTTAGACCACCACTTCTAGAGTTGTATAAACGGGCTGGAATCCAGCCTTCATGCGGTATAACCGCGCCTGCGCATCCTTGGCGCAGCACCGAATGCGCGAGCATCCGAGGTCTTGTGCGATCCCCTTGAGGGCCGCCAGGAATTGCTCGAAATGCGCGTTATGTGCCACGAGGTTGGTAATGTGCAAAACGCGCACATTCGGGAATTGATCGATCTTGAAAACGCCCCAGCCGACCGTCTTATCATCCGCGTCCATGCGGACAAGCTGCCGTTCGCCTCGGGAGATGACCAGCTTTAACTGTTCGACTGTGCATTCATCTGAACAGGATTCAGCAAGCCGTGACGCTCCGTCACGCCATGCAAAGTCAACATGGCGCGCAGGAATCGGAACAAGGATCATGCAACCCGTTGCTTGATTGCGGAGCCGGTTCTGTAAAAACCGCCAACTGGCAGCCCGCCTGTTGCAGCCGCAGCGTCATCGGCATACGCCGGGAGGGTCGTACCGAAAATTTCGATCAGGGCGTTCAATTGCAAAGCATAGTCTTTAAGCGTTAGATATGTACCGCGATCAGCTACCCATCGCGGATCGGCCTGTACTTTTTTCATTCTTCGCTGTCCGCCGAGTATTTCGCGTCAAGCCCGGTGATCTCCACATCCCCGGTAAATGTGATTAAGGCTTTGTGCCAGCGCGCAGACCACAACACATCGAACTTGTTACCTGACATTGTTACTAACGATCCAGTGGTGTATGAATCGCCGCTTTCGTTCTTATAGTAATGCTGCAAAGTAGCTGCGGACGGTGCGGTAATGAAACGCGCCTTTACTCGATTCAGCAGAGAGAATGTGAAATCATCCCCGACATCTCCAGTCGTTATATTTGACGACGAGGAGGCGCTGGACAGGGTTTGTATTTGGTGCGACGTATTCACGATGGCAAACGCCCTCGCACCAGCCAGCCAGTAGGGTGAATCCACAGAAATGTCAGGCAGGGCGTCTATGGTTGCGGCGTAAGAGTCCATCCCGTCAATCGTCACCGATCCGGTAACGTACTCCAGCGTCGTTTCGACGCTCTGGGCAACCCGCCCCCATTTTTTCGACTGAACGTGATAAACCAGCGCACGGTTAAGCGTGCTTGATCCTGCGGATGGGTAGAACACCCACACAAGATTTCTAGGTTTGTCGTAGTTACATTCAATCTTGTATTTGTATGAAGGGTCGCATTCTTCCTGAAACCATTCCTTTAATACGTTGTCCCCAATTTGGGTGGCGGTTTGGCCGTTGAATAGCCAAAAGTTATCGTCTCCGACTACAAAGTGTGTTCCATCGAGATCGGCCCATGCCTTCTTACCCACACACCCCGCTTGTCCGCCGATGACCTGCTGCCAGTCCCAAATATCAGGAGCGCCGACATATTGCCCGATGTAAATGGCTCGATTCTTGTAGGCAATGGCGTACTCGCCCATCCTCCCGCCAGCAGTCAAAGCGCCAGGCGTCGATACCAGACGGCCGGAGGCGGATTGAGTGGTTGTGGATACCGTCCAGTCCGTCTCATCAAAAGCCGCGCAGCAATGCCATTGATCCGTCGCTGTGTTCGTGTTCAACGCCATGACGAACGCACCAACAGAGAAGACGATTGATGCAATAGGCGCACCGGCAATAGCCGCAAACGTGGTTGAAGTGGATCGCTGGATCGTATCAGCCGCATTCGCTGCGATAGTCGAGTTACCGAATTGGGTAATCGACCATTGTGAATCTGTGCCTCCCGTATATGAACTACCTTGCGAAGTCCACGAACCGCCTGACAATTCGTATAGGTTTGTTGTCGTTCCGGCAATTAACCTGCGCGTACCGTCCAGCTTTGTGACCACAACCGCACCCTTGCATGCCGCCGCCAGCGCGGGAACACCGGCCGGGGTAGCCGCCGCACCGCAGCCAACCATCCCCCTCAGCGTGGGGAGCATATTGGAACAGTCTGTCAGAACCCCCGGAGTGGTCGGGTCGGCGTCAGGCGCAAAACCAAGGATCGGGGTCATGCCGGGCGAATCTCAAGCGAATTCCCGTAATTTCTTGCCTGGTTATGCCCGGCGATCATGTCTAGCGCCGCCGAATACCCATTGACCCAGCGCGTAGCGTCACCCTTCGCATACAGGGTCGCTTCAATCAACGCGCCATAAAGGTAAGCATCGGAGAGCGTCGGGAACAGTTCGTTGGTAGTATTGGAATCGCTTAATGCAGTGGGTTGAATGTAATAATTCAGCACAACATCCCTAGTCCCGGCATCCGGGGATAGTTGGATATTCGATCCAACGATGGAATAGGCTTTCCCGTTGCCGGTTTGCCCATATGCCGACTTCAGCACGGATAGCGGCACGTCGCGTATTTCCTCGTTAGGGGATGTCGAAGAAACGAGCGAACGGATCGAGAAGTAATTTGCCGGAAGGGCGGCGACGTTTGAGCTTGGCGTAATTGTGCTGGAGGATTCGACCAGATAATGGCCGCCGCGCTTAATCAAATCACGGAGAATCCGCTTTTCGGCAAGCGTGATGAAGTCGGGAATAACTGACGTAAGATCGCCGCGATGCATCCATGAAGCTATCGCGGTTTTGAGATCGCTATAGGTCGACAACGCCATTTATGACTCCCAACCATTCTTTGGCTATCGTTTCTGGTGAATAGCGGTCGCGGATGTAGTCCTGCGCCGCCAAGATGGATTGCTTTGCCGCTTCTGGATATTCCAGCGCCGCTTCAATGTGCGCCGGGATGTCTCCAAGTGGCATGTAATGCTCGAATTGCTCATAGGCCGGCAGGTGTTCGGCGCAGACAAAGCGCCCACGGCGTACCGCCTCCACAAACCTGTTTTCTGACTTCGCCGGGCTTTTCCCGGTCGGGATAATCACAATGCACGGCTCCGTGATAGCCGTAGAGAAGGCTTGCGGCGTCCATTCCACACAGTCGGGATGATTCGACAGCGCCAGCAACGGGTATTTCAGCAACGGCAGAATCCTGTGCAGGTTCGGCAAGTTGCTCGCATGACCAAACCATAATAATTTTGGTCCTATTGATGGAAGTCTTTCAGGGGATTCGTAAGGCTCTTTGACGACATGAGCAGCGCGCCCGGTTTCTTCCTTTATTCTCTGGCGCATCACCTCGGAATTGCATGTGATGGCGTCGGCGCTTTCCGCGTGGGCAAGGTAATAATCCCGCAAGCCCGGCGTATGGAAGTGATCGTCGCAGATGTCGAATATGCGCTTACCAAACCCGCGTAGCCCATCCTCTGGGAGAATGTGTTTCCCGTAAATCAGAACATCATTGCCGAGCTCTATGCCGGTTTTCGCAAGTTCGCGCTGCGGGATTAGTGCGCGGAGCCTGGATGATGCGATATGTTCCCCGAAGCTGGCAAACGTCACCCGCATTTCTGCTTCACTCTGGGCGATAGCGGTACAACGTCAAGGTTTATATTTCCGCGCTTCTGGACGACCCACCCAACCGAGACGCGGCCCAATTCTGAATATTCAGCATTTGGGTAGATCGTTTTGATCTGCCCTTCCGTTAGTCTGATGTAGTCATGCGGGTAGCCGTGGTAGCCCTTTTGAAGGGAGGCCATCGTAATCAACAACCATCCGTCATTCTTGACCAAATCCCACGTTACGCGACAAAAAGCTTTCCAGTCCTCGACGTGTTCCAGAGTATTGGCCGAAATGCATGCATCGAAATACCCATGTGGGTAATATTTTGGCAGGTCTTTCACGTCACAAACCAGATCCACGCACTTGCCAGGACGCATATCAACTCCTACCGTCACATCTACCACGCTACGGACTGTGCCGTTTTCGTCCTTCGCCCCGACTTCTATGAGTTTCCCGGCTAGTTTGTCTTTATGCTTACGGATGAAATCAAGGTTGAATTGATCCACACTTCCTCCCTCTCACCCGGATATCCCTGACTTTTGCGTGATATTGTGGTTCTTCGTATGACACATCTTCAAACCCAGATTCCCGAAGAATATGCATAAGCTCCTGAACGAAAAAGCACCACTTATGCACCATCGTCGGCTCTTCGTAACCAGGGTCTCCGTAGAGTGCCCAGAGCGTCATCTGTTCGTTGATGGGCTTTTTTTGTGAAATGAAGTGATTGAAAAGGCCGATTACTTTGTCCATGCACGGGACTTCAATCACCAATAACCCGCCAGGCTTGAGAATCCTCGCCCACTCAGCTACGACTTTCTCAGTTTCCCACCTGTAGAAATGTTCCAATACGTGTATAGCAAATGCACTGTCTGCATAGTCATTTTCTAGCGGGATGGCCCTTAAATCACATTCGATATCCGGCTTCTTTCCAGACCAGTTAGACGGGAAGTCGATATTCACGAACCCCGGCCAGATTTTCTTACCGCACCCGAGGTTAAGATGTATTCCTTCCGGCAACTTCGGCGGGGTTTGGTTGGCAACTATAGGCATACGGTTCTAATCAAGTCTCGCCAACACTGCCCCATCTGTTGCTGGTAAAGCTTGGCCGTCTTCGACCAGACATAGGAGCCGTCTTTGGCCGGTTCGTAGCGCCATTGCTTCTTAACCGGGACAAGGATATGCGTCGGCACGCCAAGCCCGTTAGCGCAATGTATGGCCGTGGTATTGACACCAATCACCCCATCCAAGGAGGCAATCAGGGCGGCGGTGAGGTCGTAATCCGTCCCTTGCGTGGCCCACGGGAATTCCTTGATTCTCTGGTTGTCGAGCTTGCCCTTGTAGTCCAATGAGACAAATACCGCGTCAGTACCAAGGATCGGCGCGAAGTCTGAGGGTTCCAGTTTCCGCCACGATTCCCCGGTGATCTTCGACCCGCCATGCAGGCAGAGGCCATAGGCTTTCTTGCCGTTCCACAGTCCCTTGAACATCTTGGTGAGTTCTGGGTCGGCCTTCAGGTACGGCGTGCCTGGAAAGTCATCGTCTGCGTTTCTATAGAACCGAGGCAAGGACGACATGGCGCAGCGGGCGTCGATCCGCGCATGCTCCAGCCATTGCGGGTTCTTGTTCTTGCGGGTGCCATGCACATCGGCACGTGGGAAGGAGCGCTTAAACAGATTCTCCAGCCTCGGGTCGCAATCAATGATGACTTTCTTGCAATCCTTGATGGCGTCTGGAATCACCGAGGCGTAATTGATTTCATCCCCAAGCCCCTGCTCGCCATAAATGACAACCGCCTTGTCCTTTGATCCGTCCCACCGGGGTTCGTCCCCATACACCCATTCTTGGCGGTACTGATCCCCAAGTGTCAAGTCCCAATAGGCCCATCCCTTCTTCCATTCATGTTTCGCCAAACAGGTATGCGCCAGGTTCTTCAGCGGCATGTCCGACTTCGGGTCGATCTCTCTGGCGAGTTCGCAGGCTTTCTCTGCCTCATCCCACTTCGCCTCCTCGATGAGGACGGCGGCGAGATTGACATACGCCTTGATGTAGTTCGGATCGCATTCGACGGCCTTCATGTAGGCCGCCTTGGCTTCCTCGTTCCTGAGAAGTTCATGCGCCGCCAAGCCGAAATTGCACCAGATCGGCGCGATGTTCACCTTCTCCTGCAACGCCCGCCTGAGATACTGATAGGCAAGGTGGAAATTGCGCGTTTCCAGATGAATCAGCCCGATGAAGTTCAGCGCAATCGCATCATTCGGGTCGTGTTCCAACAGGGGATTCAAAAGACTGACAGCTTTTTCAAGGTCACCGTTAGCGATCAGTTCCCGGCAAGCCTTGTGAATCTCCTTTACGTCTTCGTCTTTTACCGATGCCATTTGTCCGTAGCTTTGAGGTAGGGGTATTCGGAATTGATGATCTTGAGAATCGCCTTGAAGTGATCCTTGTTTCCGAGATCAAGGCCGCGCTTGCGTAATTCCAGTTCCACCACTTCAGGAATCGAACAGTAGTACCACCATTCTTCCTTCATGCCCTGAGCACTGATCTCCGGGTTGTTCCGTATCGCCTGCATGCGGTCGAGAAATCCGGATACATCCTGTTCCGCCGTGATGCAGACCTGATCCGTGATCGGGTCGTAGTCGAACCATTCCCTAACCCCTGTATCGGGGTTGAAATCGAACAAAATTGGCATTGGTAAAAAACCGGGGAGATTACTCACCCCGGTGTCAAGTTTGGTTAGAGCAGTCCGCCAACCGTCGCGTGGGCATCGCGGCAGTCGCAGACGAGGGCGTATTCCACCGTCAGCAGATACCGCTCGCTGTCGCCGGTCTTCGCCATCTTCTCTTTCTTGATGCCGTCGAGGTAGGCCACCGAGATGTACTCGGGGTCTATGCAGAACACAGCGACGTCGCGCATGTAGCGATTGAGCTTGACGGCGTGGTTGCCGTAGCTGGAGACATACACATCCGCAGCGCCCGTCACCACCGCCTGACTGGTGCCTTTGACCTCGTTGTACTTGGTCGCCACACCCGTAAAGGTGTTGAAGACGTTTTTCTGCTTCTTGTTCATCATCAGCACGGTCGGATCGCCACCATCATCCCAGGCGAGGCCAAGAGCCGAGACCAGAGCCGCCTCCGTGAAGGCCACCAGCGAGCCGTCTTCCGGTGCCGTCCAGCTTGACGCCGAATAGCCGCGCACCGAATAATCCGTGGTTTCCGCAGCGTTGGCGCGAACGAGGTTGCCGGAGATCATGCACTCCCAACCCGCAGTAGCGCGGGCGGTGGCATCGGCGGACGCCTGGTTGCGGCAGATGGTGAATTCCATGTCGCGCTTGAGTTCCTTGCCGCGCTTCATGATCTGATAGGCCACTTCAGACTTGCGACCGTACTTGTTGACGATATCCAGCGTGCGGGAGATATCAACGGATTTTGTCGAGATTTGGCAGAAGTTGTTGAGCGTGGTCGTGCCCGCAGCTGTCGCATAGCTGGCGTCTGCACCTTCTTCCGCCTTGTTGGAGCTGGCGGCGGCAAGGCTGTCTTCCTGCCATTGGTGCAGGCGGGCGGTGGCTTTCTTGCGCTTGGCCATCGTCAGCATGGGGGTGTCGGTCGGACTCACCGAAAAGATGATGTCCTCGAAGTCTTCGGCAAGGCCGGAGGTATTGCTTACGGTTGTGGTGGTAGCAGTTGCCATGTTGGTTCCTTAGAGCATTTGTTCAATGAGTTGCGCGGCCAGCCGCTGATCGCCCGTTTTCTTCAGGCGAGCCTTCAAGTCGGCGTTTTGCGATTTGGCCGCAACCTTGGCGTCTTTCCCGCCCGGTTTGACCACGGGGGGCTTGTTCGCCACTTTCTTTTCTGCGGTGGATTTGGATTGCTGGATTGCGCGGTATTGCATGGCGTCGTGAAGCACACGCACCATGCGAGGGTCGTAGACATTGGCTAGTTCGTAGTCTGAAAACCCATACGACTTTCCTACTTCCTTCACCTGCTGCACTTTTTCAGCACCCCAATCCGGGATGTCCTTGACAAGCTGTTGCATGCCTTGTGCCAGCATTTGTTCGCGCCGCTGCTGCTGCGCCTGCATGGCCTGGCCTTCCTTGTGTCGCAACTCCTCCATGGCGCGGTCGCGCTTTGTGGTCAGTTGCTGGTATTGGAAGAACAGCTTTTGCGCCTGAACGGGATCGCTGTCGGACATGGCATTCCAGTCCAACGCTTCGTATTGGGCGATCTGGTCGTTTATGGCTTCTACCTTGGCGACTTCCTTGATAAGCGTCTGCTGCACCGCGAACTGCTGGGCGAGGTATTGCTCTTGGGCCTGTACGGCCTGGGCGCGCTCCTCTACAGCCTTACGTTCCTCGGCTACAGCCTGCGTCTTCTTGGTATAGTCGTACCCCTTCTGGGCCAATTCCTTGGCTTCCTCTTCGGGGATTTCGATTTCTTCTTCACCGCGCTTGATCTTCAGGGTTCGCGGTTCCGGCGTGTCCTCGTCGGATTCCGTTGCCGTTTCTTCCTGTTCATCGGTTGCGGCTGGCGCTTCTTCCTCTGTGTCCTCGGGTTCTGCTTCCTCGGCTTCGAGGTACGCCATCATGCGGTCTTCGGTCGATTGCTCTGGGGCTTGATCTTCCATTGTCTTTCCTGATTGTCGATATGCACGTGTCCCGCCGTGCATAGGGTCGCCTCGCGGCGATGCCGTGAAACCTTGCGGGTAGGGGTGTTAACGCCGATAGGCTGGAATGTCCACCTTTCCCGGTGTCGGGCTGAAGATGCGTTCCATCGGCTTGCCGCAACAGGGCGGCGTTTTGTTTCTGTCTTCCACGCGGCTGGAATACGTTGAGACTTTCCCGCATTGGCTACAGCTGGCTTCGTAGATCATCCAACCACCTTGCGAATGCTGCGCTTGATAATTCCTTCATCCCGTTCATACTGGATGCGAGCCAATTTTCCCGTTTCGGCCACGGTTTTAATATGGCGCTCTACCTTGGCAAGCAGTTGCAGTGCAATCACCAACCTGTTATGCGTTTTTTCGTCGCCAATCGGGGAATTTGCCATGGCGTCGATAATGCCCTGCCGCGTCTTGCTGAAGGCTTCCCTGAATAACTCGTTGCCAAGCAAGTGTTCGGCTTCCTGCCCTCGCTTTATTTCGTTTATTTCCATAACACCCAAAAGACAGGCGACCCCGTTCCGCCGACAGTTAAATACAAGCCCTTTTTCAACATCACTCCATCAGTAAGCGGGGCGACCACAGTAACAGGGCTGACGCCACCAAACGGTCCGACAATCTGCCCAGCAGAAAGCGCGACGGTCACGGGGTGTAATTGGTTGGCAGCGGCGGCACTTGTGTCATCGTATGCGGTTAACGTCGTAGATGTTCCGGCAGTCAGCATAACCGCTCCACCATAAACCGCCCCCGGCTTCAACTTGACAGCGCCAGTTGCGGTTACTTTGATCCGTTGCCATCCTTGTGAGTCTGATTTAGCTGTTAGTGGCATTTCGTTTCCTCAGTTTTGGTGCTCTGCTTGTCGTGGGCGCATGGACTCGATATGTGCCCGCATGCTCATTTCCATCTCGGCTATGCGCATTTTGGTTTCGGCCTCTAGCTGCGCCTTCCATCGCTCAAGTTCCATTTGCGCGCTGATCTTGTCCCGCTCAATGGCGATGTCGTTCTGGCTGCGCAATTGCTCCTGCTGCATTTCCATTTGCATTTTCGCGGAATCCGCTTGGCCCTTGGCCTGAATCTCCATTTGCTTGCCCTGCAATTTGACCTTTTCGGCCTGCACAAGCGGGTCTTCGCGGGGCGGGATTGGTCCATCCTGCGGTTCTGTCCAGAATTCCTCCGGGTTCTTGAATCCCGCGTTCATGGTGAGCTTGGCAAGGGCGTTATAGATGTTCTTTGGTGTGGCAATCCCGAGCGTGATGGCTTCTTTTTGCGCCATCAGGATCGTCTGGAGATGCACTAACTGCTGATCCTTGTTACCAGTCCCAAGCCCAACGGCAATAGACAGGTCGGTGCGCGTCTTCCATTGGCGCGGGTCAACATCGACCCACTTATTGCGGATTCGCACAATGTCCGGCTTGGTGAAATGCGTCCGCACCAGCCTATGCACCAGCATGAACAGCTCTTTAACGCCAGTCTCGGCAAAAGATCGGGCAACTAGCTCGATTCTCTGCTGGGCGGCGCTCATGATCTGGCTGATGCCGGAGGCCGTCTTGTTCAATGTGTCGGCATCCATGCCCTGGTTATAGGCGGTGATGCCTGTACGCTTTTCCTTGACGGAATCGAAATACTCGATCATGGAAAAAGCGGTTTGCGAAAGCGGCATGTGTTGCAGCGGCATGATTTCCTGCGACGGGACGCCCTGCACTCGCACAACACCACCGGGCCGGGATGTCAGCAGGTCTTCGAGATTGACCTTATCGGAGATCGCCGTCCTGCCGTTGTTCGCAAGATACTGATTGTCCAGATTGCTGCGAACCAGCGCCGTTTTGATGTCCTGAACATCCATGCACAGATCGGCATAACTCATGCCGATGTGCCGATGCGGCATGATATGCGGGGTGATTGTGGCAATCGGGACTATTTCGGCGTCTTCCTTATGCACCACCACCCTGCCCGCCAGAACGAAACGCTTGCGCTCGCCATTCAGGCGGATGTAGGTGTCCTTGATGAGTATCTCATCCGACTCTTGCGCGTTCTGGTCTTCGTTATACAGGTCACGGGCGATAACCTCATCCCATTGCCCGCGATCTTCCGTGTATCCCAAATCTTCAGGAATTGACCAGCCCTGCTCCTCGGCCTCGGATCGCGTCATCCATGCGCGGTGCTGCACAAAGCGAGCATCCTGCACGGATACGGTGCTGCAATCGGTGCTTACCAGAATATCTTCAGGGGCGATGTTGCAGAGCTTGATCTTGCACTGACGCTCGGTAATCTCCACCTTTACGTCGTGCAGCATGGGAGGATTCAGAACCGGCGCTCCAGCCTGCATCATTTGCGCCGGGTTGCCTTGCATCGCATACTGGTCGGGATAGTCCGTGTGTTCCAGCACAGTCACGCTGTCGCCGGCAACCAGCATTTGCAGTTGGGCGTCTGTCAGTCCTTGATACGATTCCGTCTCGGTGTTGTCTACATCTTCATACCAAACCTTGACATAACCGTTCTTAGACAGCATGGCGTCTTTGAACCATGTGTAAAAGATGCCGAAGCCGTTGTTCTTCTCCATGACCACGTGATTAACGTAGTCGGTTTCCTGCTGGGCGGCCTGGATGTCTTCAAAGCTCTTGGGGTCGAATCTAACTACCTCGTCCCCAGAAACAAAGATTTTCAGGAGTTGCGGCAGGGCGGATTCGACAACATCCAGAACGTCACGAGAGACAACATTGGAGCGGCCCTCAGGGGCGGATTGCTCTACCTCGCCATTGTAGTAATTGAGCGCTTTGGCGCGATCAGCCGCGAGATCGGCGTCATTGATCCCGTAGGCCCTCGCTTCCTCGTTCTCGATCAGCCCGATTATCTCGGCGTCGGTAAGGTCTTTTCTTGCCATGTTGTTCCTTCAACAGCGCCATCTCGGCGTTAATCTCGGCAACTTGTCTTTGCAGGGCATGGATTGCCCGCACCATTTCTCTGAGCGTCATATCGCGCCATTGTTCGGATAGTTGATCTTGTCCCACTTTGCCGGGCCTGCCCTGAACCCAAGCGCCAAATAACGCCAAGCATCTGCGGCATGACTTGTCCAGTCATGAAGAGGGCGATTGCTGAAGACCTTGCGTTTGTCGTCGTATTCAGTACGGTATTGCTTCAAAGCCTCTATGCCGTACTCGCATTTGGCACGATCAATCCAGCACTTGGAAATGAACAGGCGGGCCGCGCTAATCCCGTCCTCCAAAGACACTTTAGGGGCGATGCGAATACCCCGCAAACCCAATGCCTCTAGTGTTTCCTTACGAGTTTTGCCCGTCCCAAGTTCTCTGGCTTCAACATCATGGGGGAGGATATGATCCCCATATAGGTATCCCCTTTGCCGGAGGACGCCCACATAATGATCCAGCCCTACCCCGGAAGATTCGTAATAGTCTATGACGTGAATCTCCCGGCCAACCGCCTGGGCAAACCAGATAGCCGTCGAATCCCCTATGCCCAAGTCCCAAGCCGTTACAACCTCGGATGCCTTGTCGTAAGGAACACCAGATATCCGGCCGTCCTGTTCGGCCTGCCTCATTTCTTTGCCGAAGTAGGCACCACGGATTGCAGCCTCAAACGAACATTCATATTCCTGTTCGTATTGTTCCTGCGTCATGTCCTTCCGAGCAGCGGCCAATTCTGTGGCGGGGAGTATTCCCGTTTCCCCGGCCTTTAGTTCGGCAAAGAACCAATCCTCGCTATTCTTGGCCTGCTCACAGACTTCGTAGAATTGGTTATGGCCCTTCGGTGTCCCGATGAAGGTGGCACCACCCTGCCTATCTGACAACGCCGGCCTGATGACTTCCTGCCAAAGATTGGGGGGGAAATCCCCGTATTCATCCAGCACTACCCCATCCAGATACGTACCCCTGATCCTCTCCCCGTTCTCCGCACCATACAGACGTATGCGTGCCCCGGTTGGCAGGGTTACTGCCAGCTCCGATTCATTCACCTGCCCACCGTATTCTAGTAGGGGGGCGGTGTAACGCTTCAGGTAGTTCCAGGCTATATCCTTTGCTTGGATATAGTAGGGGGCGATATAGGCGTACCTCGGTTCCGGCAATGTGTTTAATAACGCCGCCCTGATCAAGTCATTAACCGTCGCTACCGTCTTCCCGCATCGCCTATGGGCAACAATCGCCGCCCATCTTTCTTGCCTGTCGTGATAGGGCTGAAACTGAGAACGGGGTGAGTAAGGAATTGTTACGACTTCATCCATTCAGCTAACAACCTTACAGGCTTATCCTCATTACCACTTAACTCAATAGCAGCAAGATCAGGGACACATTTCTTCAAAAGACCAAGCGCAGCCGTGATCTGAGTCGCACTCATTTCTTCCTGACCAAGTGCATGATTTTCTAACTTATTGATTATTAAGGTAGCCTTGATTTTCTGCCTGATTTCCTCGGCTCTTGCCGGGTTTAGCAGCTTCTTGTGCATTCCTGGTTTGCCTGCCATAACGACTCCTAACGGTTGGTCGCGGTCATGTGTTCGTATTCGTCGAACCATTCTTCCGAATAGTCGCAATTCTTGTATTCTGGGAACCACGGGCCGCCTATGGTGTAGTGCACAATCTTGGCGTCTTCGCGGTCTGGATATTCGCTGATCAGGTGATTCCATTCCTTTCCCAACCCACCAACTGACTTGGCCCATTGGAATTGATGTAACTCCATTGGGGAAGCTTTATTGATGTATTCGGGTGTTAGGTTTCGGGCCGCCTGGCGATGGCCGTTGAAGACCATCAGGCTCGACCAGTTCTTTTTCGGATAGGCTTCCTGCTTCTGGCCGAGGAATTTGCTTTGCGTCTTTGGTGTATAGTCATGCTTTACGACTAGCACATCCAGATCGTTGTTTGCCCTTGCGATATCTTCCAACTCGGTGATATCGGTCAGACATAACATGTCGCAGTCCATGAATACCGATATACCGCCAGCAGCCAAATGTGGCGTCATGAAGCGGGCGTGAGAGAAATCCGTCGATTGCCCCGGATCGCGCTTTCTTGTGAATTCGTCGCGGATTTGGCTCAACATTATCGGCGAGATCAGGACGGGCTTTGAAGCCCTGCGCATAATGCTATGGGCTAGGACGTGCCACGCGACAGACTCGTTTTTGTCCCACCCAATGAAGATTTTCAGCATTTACGCTGCCATACAGCCTTCACAAGCCGTTCCGCGCACGTCTTTGGACAAGTGTGCTTTTCGCAATTCTTGATATCGAAGCGAGTTCCAGCCTTCCATAAACGATACTTCGTTTAGGTCGGCCATCATCAAGCCGCCATCAAGACCGGAGCCAAAACAACAGGCGGCCAACTTGCCGTCAGCCGTAATATGCCCTTCTGTGAAAACTGCCCAACATGGCAATGGTTCGCGCATTGCACCAAGCCTTCCGGGATTGCCTGGTTTTGGCTGAAACCCGTGTTCCTTGGATGCTCCGCTCATGCCGTAAAGAGGGAGCCAGTAAAACTCATCCACATAGGGCTTAATGTCCTCCACGATGGCTCGCATCTTCTCTCCCTGCTCGCCGTCGAAGGCAATGGAGGAGGCATAGAGGCCGCATTTATAACCGCCCTCATCTCGCACCAGGCGCGCAGCCTTGAGGTTGCTTATGGCCTTGTGGTACAGATTTGGGCTTACCTGTGCAACGTCGGAAAATTGGCTATCGTCGGCAAAGTTGATGCTGAATTTCAGGCTGTCCAAACCGGAATCCATACAGGCCATCACCCGCTCCG